CCACTGTTCCGGTTTCCCAAAACCGTCAAGGATGATCCTATTGGGCCTTGAAGTCGCTGTTCCTGTTGTCGTTGGATTTGGAGTGCACTTATATAATGAATGGAAAAAGAGGCAGCAGTTGTTGGCCATTCGTAAAGATCTGGTTACAGTGGTGAATGACGTGGCTGATCCTGATGATCCTGTAGAAAGAATAAATTTGTGTTACACCACCAAAGCGTTGAAGAAACGACTACGATACCATGGGATGCCCGCCATAGTTAAAGCTGTTCATTTTGCCGAGATGAAGGTTGGGCTACTCAAGGATTCACCTGCTAACCGAATGGTGATTGACAAAATCATCCGGGACTACATGATGGCTCCTAAGGGAACTGGGCTTGGTATGCGGGCTAGTCATGCGGTGCGCGATTACCGCGTGGCTGTGTCTATGTACTTCAAACCAAGGGCTCAGTCCATAGTGCTTGACAAGGTTGATTCGATGTGGGTGGATGAAACTAAAGAGGCCATGGAGTACCTTGGCCTTGATGGAACGGAATAGGGGTGCCTAAGGAGGCTACCAATGATAGACACGTGTGTACAACACCAGTCTGTCGGTGGGTTGGTAGCTATTCCTAGGATTGCCACCAAAGAGCGCTATAAGGCGTTTTATAGATATAGTGGTATTTGTTCCGATGTGCGGTTTGGGGCGCACAGGAACAGCCTCAACAACCTGTCCCGGGCTGTTGCCGAGAGGGTTTTGTTTGTGCCTGACGGGTTTGGAGGACTTAAAACTCCCCCTAAACCGTTGAGCCGAGGTTATATCAGGAATGTATTGCGTCCGTTTCGCCGGCTGATTGAGGAACAGGTCTTTACGGACTCTTCTTTTCCAATTCATCCGTTGAGTGATGATGCTTTCGTGTCATTATACTCCGGATCCAAGAAGAAAAGATACTCGGCCGCCTGTGATTCACTGGTTAGGTCTCCAGTTATCCCAAGGGATGCAAACATTACTGCTTTTGTTAAGGTAGAGAAAATTAATTTTAGTGCTAAGAGCGACCCATGTCCTAGGGTCATACAGCCCCGTTCGTTTAGATATGGGGCTGCGTTGGGAAAACATATTAAACATGTGGAAAAACCCCTATTTAAGTTAATAGACAACGTCTTTGGGGGACCCACAATCCTTAAGGGGTACGACTGTATTGGCATGGCAACTGCCCTGAAAGGTATGTGGGATGAGTTCCAGGATCCTGTAGCCATTGGTCTTGACGCGTCCAGATTTGACCAACATTGTTCCCAAGAAATGTTGGAGTGGGAACACGACATTTGGAAGATATTGGTTGCCGACAAGAGTGGCGTGTCATCCTTGCTGAGGCTTCAATTATCTAATATAGGGCGTGGTTACATGGATGATGGACTGCTTAAATATAGCGTGTCCGGTTGTCGGATGTCGGGAGACATGAACACTTCATCAGGTAATTGCTTGCTGATGTGTGCCATGGTGTGGAGTTACTTACAAGGGAAAAATCTTTCACATTTTCGCCTGGCAAATAATGGTGATGATTGTGTGGTTATAATTGAAAAGCGTTATTTGGGATGTCTCAGCGATTTGCAACCCTGGTTTGTTAAGATGGGCTACACTATGAAGGTCGAAGATCCAGTTTATGACTTTGAGAAGATTCAATTTTGTCAGACCTCCCCCGTGTTTGATGGAGTTGGGTATCGCATGAGTAGAGACCCTCGAGTTAGTCTAGCCAAAGATCTCACATCCACATTGGATTTATCCAACTTCAGAACCAGGTCGTTATGGCTTGATGCTATGAGGAAGGGTGGACTGAGTCTAACAACTGGGTTGCCTATCTTTGGACCTTTCTACGAGATGTTTCCATTAACCCACATTCAACGGCGCGTGAATGAGACAACGCTGAATGACGTTTATTCGAGTGGATTATACCGCTTGTGCCCAAACAGACCCGCTAAACCAAGGCCGGTCACTGATGAATCAAGGTACAGTTTTTGGCTTAGTTTTGGTATTCTGCCTGATCATCAAATCTTAATCGAAAAACGCTTTCAGACTATGAATTTGCAGCGCTGTGAGTATTCAACCAGACAGGATTATAGTGAGTTGTCAATTCTGGTTGAAAACTAACCATTTTCCCGACGCAACAACGGACTACCTAATTTTCACATTAATATTTTTCGCACTTACTAAAATTTCATTACTATTATATTTGATAGCTAAGCCACAAGATGGAACACAATCGGAAAAAGAACAAGCAGCCTAGGCAGGGTGACGTCAACATTAACAAGCTAGAAAACCAACTGGGACAACGAGTGTTGGCCACATTGAGCAACAAGAAGACGCCTAATGTGGGTGGACAGATTTATTCCAGAGTCAAGTACGGTCTAGGTAGGGGTAACTTGCTATCTAATTACCAGGGCACTTCCATGGTGTTGGAGAAGACCGAGGTTTTCTTTCCTGTTACCTCGAGCGGTGTTAGTGGAGCTTTTACTGCGGCCGGAATAATCTTCCATCCAATGTCCACTTACTTGAGTTGGTTAACCAACATGGCAAATTCTTTTACCACATATGAGTTGTTGCGAGTTGAGTTTACTTATGTGCCTTCGGTCCCTACCACCACAGCCGGGGCGTTCAGCTTCGCGTTCAGTGAGGACTTGAGGGATGATACTCCAAGTACCATGGCTCAAATCCTTAATACTGAACAATCGTTGTACGCTCCTGTGTACGCAGGCGGGGCCGGAGGTACTTACTTGCAGCAATTCGGGGCTCCAGCAAATGATGTGATCAGTTTTGAATTGCCTCGACATGTGATCGCAGATGCTAAGGGAACTCCTAAGCGATTTAGAGTGACAAAAGATGCAACCCTTGTTACCACCGTGGCTGCGAGTGATGCCGGAGCCTACTCTGGCGAAGCGTATACCCCGGGGAAGTTACTTGTTGCAACCCAGGGCATCACTGCTCAGTCAGCTTTGGTTGGCCAGGTGTTTGTTCGTTACCGAATCCGATTGTCCGGATCCATAGCTATTGCTAATCAACAGTAGTTTAACTATGTTATCACTTTAATTTCTCATAAAACCTATAAATTTGGAAAATACAAAAATACTAGGACTAGGAAAAGACCAGTGTTGTGTCTTTGGCGAGTGATGAGATGAAGATTCTGCTTGGGGTCCTCACACCATTGGGTTGGTCACCCGATGTCTCCTCCGTAAGGATGTGTGGGGGGCGGATGCAGTAGTCGAGTCACTTAGAAGCACAATGAAAGCTGCGGCAGGAGTGAGAAATCTTTCCTGGGGCCCGTGAAGCTGTAACACCCACCATTACCGC